GTAAAGACCTTACGTAGTCGCCTATATTGCCCTGTGCCCATTCCACTATAAGTGGAAGGAACCATAGGAGCATTACAGGGATCCGTAAGCATCCGAGCGTAAGCTACTGCAGCTGCATCCAGGGACGATCTCATCCTGGGCACAGACTTGTTGATGGGCGACCGACTGGCCCTCTTGGGTTTATTATTAACTGATCGCTTCTTAGAAGCTTTCTTAACCATTTGTCTCGACTATGTTTAAAGTTTTAAATGTTTAAGATTTATTGATCGGGAGACTAGAACTGTCGACCCACACTGCCCAAGAGGGCAGTTCGCGTTCGAAGCCCGCAAGCTTCAGAGACGCGATGTCGGATAGTTTCGTTGCCGCAGAGAACGCCGCGTCCAATCGAGTCACTTCCTCTGGTGGTATCTTCAGGTCCCTGCCAATGCTCGAAACAAAGAGGTCTTGTTCCGATGGCGAGAGAGTGATTTTGGCAGGGGTACAGTCCAGCTTGTATCGAAGCTCACGGTCTGAACTCGTGATTTTCTTCCGCTGGCTTGCACTGACACTGCCGCCATCAGTCTCTAACAGGCGTGCAAACGGGCCGAGGACAGGGACATGCCCATCGACCATAGCTGCAGCTTGTCCTTTAAGTTGTCTGTACGCCACCAAGTCCGCAGACGTGGTTGCCCTGCTGACACTGGCCGTGATTAGTTTTGATAATGCACGGTCCATACAGGGGTAGCTGTGCAGGCTCGTGCTGATGTCCGGGTAAACCCTAGACAGAAACACGCACCTGCCAGCGGCAGAGCCTTCTGGCTCTTCCTCAATGGTCATGACCATTCCCATGTCTTTGGAGACCGCAAGGACATCGTCCCTGACGGCCTCTGAGAACAGAGAGTCATCACCAAAATACAGTCCCAGGTTTTCGTACGCATCGGATGGGTTTTCCCCCCTCCTGCGCCTGGCTGCAAATTCAGTGAAAGCAGCATTCAAGGTGTTCAAATCTGTAGTGATGGCACTGCCAGAAATGTTCGACCCGTCTGTAACTGCGGTTGATCCGGTGCTCATGCGCACCTTTGCAACCCTCTCTCTCTCCAACAACTCAGTCAGCTCATCTTGGTAGTCGTCTCCAAAGAGGCGCTTGTAGATCGGCTCGAAGACATGCACTCGCTGGTGGACGGAAGTGCGTCCGTCCATCCTTGAGTAATCTCCTCCACACAGTCCGCCCTCCCCTCTCCGTTGCGATGCATTGAATGCACCACGCACGGAGGCTGCCATAGTGGCGGGGGTTTTCCCTGGGCAGTAAAACCTAGAGCATCTGGTCTTGAAGTGACCCTTTGCAGGATAGGAAAACTTGCTCAGGCGGGTAGTCTGATCTGTGGGAACTGTGTTGATGACACGTGGATCACTGGCTTTAGCACCCGATTCTTTCTTGACGAAAGCGCGGGTGGCCAAGGAAGTGGTCTTCAACTCAACATGAGGGGCCTCCGTCTCCCGTCTTGCTTTCTGGCTCGGACGGTTTTGCCTGTCAGCGACCTCTAGTTTGCTGATTGGCGTACATTTCCCGGCGGAGTTGTCTCGAACCACCTGCCTCGCAAACTCTGCGGCAAACGTGATGAGATCTTCGGGAAATGGCGTGGTGTTCTTAACGTCAACCATCCTTGATTGCACTGCCCGGGCGTCGTTATTGGCACTAGACGCAGGAGCTACCGCAGGTGGAACCGGACCCTCAGCCGTCTGAGTGTTGTACGGAGCACCTTCTTCCAGACTCAACCCATCCTTGCACTGGTAGTTCAGTGGAACTACAGCAACAAGGCGGGACGAGAAGTACGCGGCCAAGGTGTAGAAACCTGCAATGCTG